TTCAAACGCAAGTTTGGCTGATGGTGATCAGGTCAGTGTGACCCTTACAAGCTCATTAGCCGACGTAACCGTAAGCACGGCGGACTCAAACGTTATTACAATGGAAGTGACGGCTAACGTCATTCAATCGGTATCCATTTCAACGCCCGACACTGTTATAAGGTTAGGTGAAAGTATAACGTTTACGGCAACTCCAACAAATGGAGGAACGCCTTCTTATCAGTGGAAAAAGAACGGGGTAAACGTAGGTACAAACAGTGATACTTATAACGTAACACCTGCAAACGGCGATGTGATCACTTGTGTTATGACGTCTTCGATCGAATGCGTGACAACCCCAACCGCAACAAGTAACAGTATAACCATGACGGTTCTTAATGCTGTTGATCCGGGTACATTATCTGACACTTACAGCACCCCTAATTCAAACCACTTCTATCCTGATATTATTCTCGATTACGGAGCTTCTGCCAATGGGCTTAAAAACGTTCCATATGATGCCTTCACGGATACACCAAACTGGTTTACCATCATAAAATATTCTGATATGTCAACTTTGGCGTCTACAGGATGGGTGGGAACCGCTAACTATGGCGGGCCTTGGGGTGCGCCTCCGTTCAGTAATGCACCATCAGGGACGTTTAGTTTTACAAAATCATCAGATTCCAGGTTCTATATTTTAAGAGTTCAGACCGTAACCGGGCCTACTGTATCCGATGCATGGGAGGTTGATTTACCTAGCTAATGATAAAAGATTTTAATATATTCGCAAGTAATTGTTCGGGTTATTTACCCCGAAGAAACATATCTTTCTATGTGGCGGTTGATTGGCGACTTCTGGGGCATTACCAATAGAATTTTGGGATCCAACTTGTGGAACCTATAATGAATTAGGTTCTGATACGGCATCTTCCGAATCCGGAAGGGTTAGTATTGCAAACTATTCTCCCGGAACTTTCCATAAGTGTTACTGTCAGCCATTTAATTGCACAGACGAAATATTTTTACAGGTCACAAGCACTTACGCAATAAAACTAAGGGCTGTAGATGATGGCGGAAACTTGCTGGCCACAGTTAATTTCACAAACACAGTCGGCAACATCAGGCAGGTGTCGTTTATTCCAAATGACTACGATATTTGCGATGAGCAAATGCAATTGCAAATCCTTAGAGCTTCGGATAACGCCATTATTTACCGGTCCGATTGTCTGGATATAAAATCAAATCATAGGGAATCAATACTGATTCAGTACTACAACAGTCCTTCACGAAACTTTGCTGGTATAAACTATGCAGACGTAAGTCCTGACCCTGAATTTTCCTTGAGGCTAACAGGATCATTTTTTCATCAGCGTTTCCCGCAAGAACAAGAAGTCGAAGAACTCAGCAACTCAAGAAGTCTACAACTTTCAACAGAGTTAAAAAGGCAGAAACTTTTAGAGCTTGGGCCAATGCCTTATTACATGCATCAGAAAGTTATTCTAGCCCTGCAACATGAGTTTGTAACTATAAACGGTGTTGAGTACGTAAAACAGGAAAACTACGAAATAAACGAAGGAAGCAGGCGCTCGTCATTAAAACAGGCTAAAGTGTGGCTTACTCAGAAAGATTATATTTTAAGAAACATTCTTTAAATAACCATAGTCCGGCAACGGAGAAACAAAAATTCAATTTTATGAAAACGTGGCAAGTATTTTTTGTTCACAGGATGTGCCGGATTTTGTTCAGCTCGATTGCGGCACCGAATTAGGAGGTATTATAGCAATTGCGCTTATTGATAAAGATGAAGCGCCTTCAAAAATCGACCTCCAAACACTAAGCTTTTGGAATACAAAAGTAAATGCATCTCCCGCAAAGTACCATGTCATTAAAGACACTCGCGGTTCGTATGCTGGCGGTACACCAGTTGAAGAAGAAGGGTATGGCAAAACTCCTACACTCAGAACTGGTGCGGATCACGAAGCGAACATTGAAGTCCGTGGTGTGCTAAACAACCGTAATTTTTGGGCTGTAGTAAACCAATCCGACAAATGGAACGTGGTATTCATTACAAATGGAGAGATCGGATTTTATGCCGAGGATGTAAGCGTGTACGCTAAACAAGTGATTGACCAGGGTATTAAAACTTCCGTTCGTCAAGGCGTGAATTTTAAATGGTCTGATGACCTGAGCAACCCGGTAACATTTGATGCCAGCGCCCTCGATTCAATTTTCAACAACTAAGGAGGGTTAAAATCCTCCTTTCTTTCCATCTTCCTATGATATACGGAGAAGACGATTTCAATATAACACTGATAAAGATCATTAAGGACAATTATAGGCACTCATGCTATCATGAAGCTTGCGAGCATGCCGAAGAAATGTCATGGCATCTTTACGGTGAAACGCCTACCGAACTGCTTTCGAGAGTCAGGCCGAATGAACCGCCAGAGGTAACAGCCTACAGGAAGGACAATTACGAGCCAAAAACAAAGTCTTCGGCAGATAAGGCGATTAACATTGTTTCCAAAATCTTCAATGAAAACCTGATGTCTATCAGGTGGAAAGAAAAAAACGACAGTACTAAAAAACTGGAAGAATACACCCTGGAATATTATCCAAAAACAAATTCTTTGGTGAACTTCGAAAAGGATGTGGCGCTTAGAAAAATGCTGGCCGATCCAAATGCTGTCGAAGTTGCAAAACCGGAAAGAATCCCAGGAAAGCAAACCGAGGAACTAAAGCCTATTCTCGTTATATACGGATCGAAAAATATCTACAATTACGATCTTGACCATTATCTGATCTGGATTAAAGATGAGGTCGTAAAAGAAAACAATGGCCCGGTAACATGGCATTTTTTCGAGTATTACGACAAAACACAATACATAAACTTTAAAGCTTATGTAACCTCAACCGGTAAACTTGTCATTGAGGAAATCGAGGATTATGTGTACAATTTCGATCAGATACCAGTTTGGGAAATGCAGGGTATAATTGAAGCTAAGGACAACGGAGATATGCTTTATAAGTCCTTCTTTTCCGCAGCTGTGCCTTTCTGGAATGACTCGATCACGCATGAATCAGATGTTAAGGCATCATACATTGGACACATGTTCCCGCAGAAATATGAATTATCTGAACCATGTAGTTATAAATTCTCATGGGAGGGGTTAACCTTTCCATGTAAGGGGGGTACTATCAAGTACGGAAGAGGAGATCACGCTGAAACAATGGAGTGTCCATCATGTTCAGGCTCCGGGTATAGAAACATGGCTGGGCCTTATGGTGTGTACAAAATCAGCAAGGAAAAGCTTACCGAAGGAGACACACCAACAGGCATTGATCCAGTTGGGTACATCACCGTTCCTGTAGATGCTACAAAGATGCTCGAAGAACGCGCGGAGAATCAGCGCAGGCTAGGTATGTGGGCAATTAACATGGATGTTGAAGATGAAGTTGGAGAAAATCAATCCGGCATAGCCAAGGTTATTGATAGATCCGCTCAATACGACACTTTATCAAACATAGCATCGGTGATATTTGATGTTCACCTACAGAACGCATACTACTTCTTTAATCAGTATATGTTCGGGGTGTCGGCTAAGAGCATTGGTAAAGAATCCGATAGCAATCTACCAGAGATCAATAAACCCACACAATTCGATATTCAGTCAAGCGCTGAATTGATTAACAATTTCAAAGCAGCCAAAGATAGCGGGCTTGATTCGAATTTGTTGCAGATTCGTCAGCAGGAGATTATCACCCGGGATGGCGGAACAAACCCGGACTTAAAGAAATTCGCTTTTCTTTTACTTGATCTCGATCCATTACCAGGTATGGACGCGCAGACCATTTCACTAAATCAATCAAAAGGTTTTGTATCAAAGGCAGATGCAGCGGTGCATTTCAACTTAAAGAACTTCATCGAACAGGCTCTTGATGAAAACAAAGGCTTTATGGAAATGCCAAAGAAGGAACAGAAAGAGATCCTTAAGAAGTACGGACAGCAGTTCGTAAAAGACAACGAGCCTAAAATTGACCCTTCAATAATGCAATATGCCCAAAGTCAACAGAAAAAGACGTTCGCGAATGCGTAAGGTTTACAAATGAGCGCCCAACAACTAGCCGAACAGATCGAGGAACTTATACTATCCAGCACTGAGGACTTTAGCGCTGGAATTGAGTATTTACAGGGAACGATATACAATAGGCTACTCGGTGTCCTTAAAGAATTGGAGATCGACAGCGATGGGTATATAAAGCAAAGTGCTGCCAATAGACGGGTATTGTATGATGCAGAAAACATGATCAATGAATTTCTGCCAGGTGAATCATTACCACAATTAGTTTCGGTAGTGATCACCGTGATTCCAGAGATAGATTCCTTGAACATTGAATATTTTAAGGGAATAAGCAGTGCTTTCAAGGACAATCGTGCATTTATCAAGGGATTGCAGACCAGCACGATTGAACAAATAGAATCGACCCTTTTGCAGGACGGATTAACCGCAGCAATTAAAAATCCGTTGGTTGAAATCCTGAACCTAAACGTAAATACCGGTGGGAACTTCTCCGGATTTCTGCAGCAGGTCAGGGATTTTATTCAGGGAAATGATGAATTGGATGGCCGAACACTGAGCTATTCCAGAACATATTTAAGGGATACGCTTTTCAATTACAGCCGGGCTTTTCAACAGTCAGTTACCGCAGATTTGAAATTAGTTTTTTATTCTTACTCAGGCGGGTTAATGGATAAAAGCAGGGAGTTCTGCATTGAACGTGCCGGTAATTTCTATCACGAATCAGAAATAAAACAATGGGCTGGTCTTGAATGGAGAGGCAAGAGACAAGGAACAACAGAATCCAGTATTTTCGTGTATTGCGGAGGATACAATTGCACTCATTCATTGATCCCGGTTCATGAAGCAATCGTACCGCAGGATGTAAAAGACCGAGTAATGGAAACAGCATAAAAAAAAGCTCATTTCCCCTAAGCAACAAAAGGAAATGAGCCTTGAAAACCTCACCGTTATATAGTTGATCAAACGGGCACTTAAAGGTAACTAAATTATTAGTTTTAACAAATTAATATCCCAATTTTGGAATTAATCCCAAAACAAATTACTTTAGTAGCCGTTATCTCACGGTAACAAATAGGTCGAAAGACGAAAAATCACTTCCAATGCCCGCGAGGGTGTTAAATGGCTCAAATTCTTGTACGGGTCAAAGACATCTCAACAGATGATCATGGCCAGCCTACAGAACTTAACGGAACAGAGCGAGTAATTACAAAAAAAGCATTTCTGTATAAGCAGGATGCTTATGAATTGATCGCAGAAGTCGTTGAAGACGGCATCGATGAAAACGGGAACGCTAAATACAAAAACAAAAACGTTCCAAGCCCAAACTCAAATACACAACTCAAGACTCAGGCACAAAGTCAAGGTGCCGCTCATGCGGATGATGTTGTGGTGTCTCAAGTTGCCAACGTGCAGACAGAACAAGTGCAGAAAAGAAAACCAGGCCCAAAGCCTAAGCAACTTCAAGAGCAAATCGCATGAAAGTAAAAGCATTCCTAGAAAAAGTAAATAATCAAGCGAAGATTGCCAATGAAGATTTTAAAAAATCTCTTGAGACAATGCCTGATGCTGAAATACCCGATGTGTGGGTAAATGTATTTGAGGAGAATTTTCTAACCAGGGAAAGAGCCGCAGCCGACACAAAAATCATTAACAAGATACGCGCTGAAGTTCTCGATGGCGTTGATGTGCATCTTGAATCATACAAAACATTCCTCGATGCAAAAGATGTTGAAAGACTCGATGCCGAAAAAGACAGCTTTAAGAAACTGAAAATATTGAAGGAAGCAATTCCTGCAGCACTTGAAAAAGTGAAGAAAGATAATCCTGATGCCAACGAACAGGTGAAAGAGCTGAAGAAAAACTACCAGGAAGTAGTGGATAAAATCGCAGCTCAGAAATCTGAGTTCGAAGCGAAGGAATTGGAACTGAAAAAACAGTTCGAAACTAAAGAACAGTCATTGAAACTTGATTGGACTTTAGAAAAAGAATTTGGCAAATACACGTTTGCCGATGAACACTCAAAAATCAAAGATGCTATCGTTAAGATAGCAACCACCGAATTAAAGTCTAAACACGCTTTAGGTTTTGGTGAAAATGGGCAATTGCAGGTGCAAGAAATTGCAAATGGCATAGCGAAACAAAAATTCAATGGTAACGATCCAGTTACTGTTGACTCATTGCTGAAGGAAATTCTTGATCCTTATCTGAAGAAAAACAATGCAGATGACGGAAAAAGACCAGATGCTTCAGGTCGCAAAACTTTCGAGCCTCCTAAACAACCCGGCAGCGGAACGCTAGCCGAAATCAGGAAGGCCGCGAGAACAGTTTAAAAAATGCCAGCAACAGCTTTCGATCACACCATCATAGGTGCGTGTGAGAATATCCGCAAAGAAGCGGAAAACATGGCGGGTCAAAACTACGCCATGAACCTGCACCGAATTAACGGTGCCCTTGATTTTGTTACATCTCCCGATAATGGCGGTGTTCAATCCGAGCTTGTTACCTACGATGAAGGTACAAAGATCGCTCAAATGAAAGTCCTGTACGATCAGCGCACAAGACCATGTCAGACTTCAACCAGTCTCAACACAAACATCTGTAACGACACTGCTGTTGCACCTTCGCGTAAGCAGGTCATTAAAAGCATCGGTAAGAAAATTTCTTCTTTGCCGAGACTTTTCAGAAACGATGATCTGGTTGTAATCTGTCAAGGAAGTTCAGAATTTATCCAAAAAAGATTAGCCTCAGATCTTGCAGCAACGCGCGAACGTCTTAACGAAGTTCTGCTTGCCGAGATCGCAGCACTTACCGGAAAGATTTATCACCACACCGGTTCTGAAACTGCCGCAGGAAACTATAAAGACCTGCAGCTTTTGTATGCATCGAACGGTCAGAACGTGCCACAGCCTGCAAACTACCTGACTATTGAGCAGGATTTTAAGAATATGCAGCTTACAGGGGTTCCGGCCATCATCGGAAACGGTAACCTGGATACATTCATTCGCTTGAATCAGATGGCGTGTTGCAATACTAACACACCTTATGCTGATGCGATCAGGGTTTCAAATGCAGCATACTTCTACGATCACGCTGTGAATGATATCGTTGGTGCCAACAGATTCCTTGTGATTCCTTTTGGCATCCTGCACATGTTGACGTTCAACAAG